GAGGATGCTTTTATTGTAATTAAGAACCAATCCAGAAGAGACCTGACAGGATCACAACCTATGGACAGAGAGCATAAACCTCAACATCCTTATGAAATAAATAAAGAAAAGTCATAGGGAAGATGAGGACTTACTCAGAATTTATACAAGAAGCATCCCTCAATAGAATTCGTCAAAAGAATGAGAAAGGTGGTACTGCTATCATGTCTGCTCAAAGAGGAGACAAGTCTAACAAGGAGAACAGAGCACGTTCCCAGCAGTTAGATAAAGATATCAAGGGAGCAGGTCTTCCTGGTGCTACAAAGGTTTCTGGTAGGTATACAGAGAATCCTGGAACTAAGGATGAGAAGAAGGTGGGTGAGAGATCTCATGCTGTTTCATCAGGTAAGATGAGTAAGAAGAAGTTCAAAAAGACAATCACCAAACTGGGTAAGAAATATAATCAGGATTCTGTTCTGATTAAAAAGAAACCCAAAGGTGACGCTCAACTAGTTGGTACAAACAAGTCTTGGCCAGGAGAGGGAAAGCGTGTTAAACTTGGTAAGATGAATCCTGGTAAGACAGGAGAGAATGACACTAAAGTAAAAGGAAAAACGTTTACCTATGGCTAAAAAGACTAAGTTCCCAATCAATCATGTTGTTCTGGAAGACAGGAAAGAGGTGTGGATCAAAGGTGGGTATCCTAGTTGTCTAGGTACATCTCAACTTATGAAACAATATTATCCTGGATATACACCAAAACTTGCTAAGGAAGACTTCATTGAAGAACTCAAAACAAATCCTGAAGCAAGAAGCAGACTAGATGATTGATCATAGTCTACTCCCCCTGTTTGAAATAGCAGGGGGATTTATAATTTCAATACTTTTAATCTCAATACCTTTTCTTATTCTATTATGACATTTACTGTATATTCTAAGGATGGATGTCCATTCTGTACTAAGGTTCAGGCTGCACTTCAACTTGCAGAACTGCAACATGTGGTGTATAAATTAGGAGCAGATTTTACCAGAGAAGAATTCTATAAAGAGTTTGGTAAAGGATCTACCTTCCCAAGAGTTGTGGTAAATGATACAATATTAGGTGGATGTACTGAAACTGTTAAATACCTTAAAGAAAATAATCTGGTGTAATGGATCAATCTGAACTCTATGATGTCGTTGAACATACTATTGACTATGCCTTTAAAGGTAAGTATATGCTCAACATGTATGACTACCTGAAGAGTAGCAAAGCTACTAAGAGGAATGTTCAGGAGTTTATTGATAGTAATGTGTCCAGAGAAATTCAACTTCTTATTATGGATCTTGAAGAATACCTTGAAGGTGGTAATGATGAACAACACAAACAACTAAGAGAAGGATATGGTCATCTAGGTAAACCTGATGCCAGAAAAATAAAGAACTATCTTCACTCTTTACTACAGGATGCATGGAAGTATGAGCGAGAAAAAAGACCAGGAAGAAAGAGGAACCCCTCTAAATAATGAAGAAAGTGATTCATCTCTGAAGATTAACAGAGGAGTTGAGTTATTATTGAGAAACAAAAATAGGAGTAAACAAAGTCCAAAGACCTTCCAATTGAAGTTTGGAAAGATTGTATCCTTCTATTCAACAGAAGTGGACTTCTTTTTTAATTTTCATTTGGACTTCAAGAAAATAAGTTCTAAAAAAGAGGAGTAAAATGTTAGCAGTCACTCTTACATTGTCTACTGTTATATCTGTTATGTTTCTCTTAGTAGGAGGAATAATTGGATACTTGCTCAAAGAATATGTGATTGAAAGGAATTCAACTTTCATTCCAACACATCCAGAAATGTTTGATGAACATGGACAAATTATTCCAGATGATATTCTGGCAGTGAGATTTGAAAATGGTCCTGAAACATTTGAGGATGAAGAATAAATAACCCAACCTGAATTTATAAAAATGACCACAATACAGAAACTCCCACCTAACCCTTTCATGCATGAAATCTTGGAATTGGTAAGTAAAACAAGGGGTGTTGAAAAGAAAACTGAAATTCTTAAAGAGTATGAAACTGATGCTTTAAAGGCACTGATGATCTGGAACTTTGATACTACAGTAGTGAGTGTTGTTCCTGAGGGTGTAGTTCCTTATAAAAAGAATGAGGCACCTCTTGGGACTGACCACACAACCCTTAGAAAGGAATGGAAAAACCTTTACCACTTTGTTAAAGGTGGCAATGATACTCTATCTAATATTCGTAGGGAGACTATGTTTATTCAAATGCTTGAAGGTCTTCACCCCAGTGAGGCGGAGATTATTTGCTTGGTGAAAGACAAGTCTTTGGAGTCCAAATACAAACTCTCTCAAGCAGTTGTGGAGAAAGCATATCCTGATATCCAATGGGGAGGTCGCTCCTAATGTCTAAAGGAGTTAATAAAATCTATACAGATTGTGATGTAACAGTATCTCAGGATAAGACTCTACCATCCAGTGCATTCTTAGTTGAATACCTTCAGGATGGTATGACTAAGTTTGATATTGTGATATCATCAAAAGTATCAGAGATCTTTGATCAATACTGGGACAACTATCGTAGTGACTTGAAGAATATTACTCAAGCAGAAGGTAGAGCTAATCCTAAATTGTGGACCCAAAAGAAATGAGTGAAGGTTTTGTAGACAATGTGGAGTTTGAACTCCCCAAAGAACAAGTTCAGAAACTTCTGAAGTCTTATAAAAAAGTTAAAAAGTATCAGAAGTCTAGTCTGTTTGCTATCAAGACCATTGATGGCACAGAAGATATTGTATCCAAGATGATTGAAGAGGCAGAAGAAGAAGGTTTCTAAAATAAATAATACAATAAGAGATTAATATGCTCTCAACTCAATACAGATTAAGACTGGAGTTCATTTGTAAATGCATTGCAAATGGAGAAGAAGTTAAACTAGATGATATGGTTTGGGCACAGAAACTTGCCAAGGCAAATACATCTGCTAATGAAATGTTGAAGATGGCAAGACGACAACACTCTCAGAATATTGAAGAAGGAAGTATTGATGACTTCATGAACAGATTAGGTTTAGGCGATCCCGATCCATCTAATCATAAAACAGGATTTGATAGTGCTGATGATATCAAGGACTGGTTTCAACAAGACAAACCATCAGATTGGCGTCAGCGTGATTAGGGAGGAAGCAACATGACTGAGAATAATGTAATCAATGAAAACATCGCAGATGGTCTTCTAAAACGAGTAGGAGAACTGCTGGGTGGTGAAGTCAATTACTATAGATGTTTTACATATGATAGTGATAAGAAAACGGAACATAGAAAAATTGTTATAGAATATGATCACAGAAATAAAGACAATGGATGAAGTAGTTCAAAAACTAGAAGCACTTGTAGTTCCAGATAATGCTGAGCTGATTGATGATACTTTCTATGTTTGGAAGACTCGCTATGGTTTATACACTACCATGACAAAGGAAGGTAGAGAGATGATAACAGGTGGAACCAAAGATGGTGTTACTATAATGACACGATGGCATCTCCAGTGTGAGAAGGAAGGGACTTTGCATCTCTACACTACTGTGGTTAACTCTAGTAGTACTGTTGATCTGTAGCATGTCTTCTATTCAACACACTTGACGTCTATATAGTATATGGTCTATAATAGATCTATCGTTCATCTCCCAATTAGGAACAAATTAGGACTTGATTAGGAGACGCAAGTAAGTCGCGCAACGGTTCCGTTGATCCCATGATTGAACTATTATTCTATTCAACACTCACCTGCCAACAAGCTGATGCAATCATGCTGAAGATGAAAGCAAATGAGAATATCTCAAATGCTTTTAAGGTAGAATTGATAGAGACCGTAAAGGAATCTACCCCTGAGTGTATATGGGACGCAAACGACTAAAGGAACGGACTTAAAAATCCAACTACTTTAGGAGTACCTACAATGAACACACTTCATTTGATCAAAAAGCAGATTGAAAAAGCATCTGCAATTCATGATGCTCAGATTGCTCACACTGCATATCGTGGTGTAGAGTATGAAACATGTGCCTCAACTGAGGAAACACATGGAATCTTTTGTTATAGAGGACGCACTTACACTAAGTGATAGTTGCTAAAACTATTAAAGAGTGATAGACTTGGGGGGTATTATGCCCCCCTTTTTTCATGGAAAAGGATAAACTAAAATTGATTGTCAGAAATCTTAGACTCTTAGTAGACTCATTGGAGTCAGAAGTTTATTCAGATATAGAATTATATACCACAGAGTTGGAAGAAACTTTACCTCCTCTTGCTGATTATGATGAGGTATTTGAAGATGATGAATAGTGATTGGAGATACTCTGATGACAGGTTAAAGAACAGAGCTAAATGTCTCAGCATATTGCTTAATAAATATGGAAGTGCTAGAATAGAAGAGCAAAACTATTTTACAAAAGACATCTATGAGTGTGTTGATACTTGGGTCTCACAAGGAAACCCAACATCCTCTGGGATAGTTGCATACTTTGAAGCATATTTTAAAGGAGAAAAAAATGGCATTAAGTGAAAGTGTAAATGAAAGTTTAGATGACGCAACATCAAGTCTAAGGAATGCCCTTGCATTTGCTGCTCGTACTGAAAAACCATTTATCTGTAAGGAGATTGCAGGTCTTATTCATCAGATTGATAGTGTAAAACAATCAGAAGAACTTTTTGATATGTTAGATACTCTTAAAAGTGATAAAAATGTATGAAGAACTAAGCTGCTTTGAGGAAGCACTCAAGCATTTTGGCACAAGAGTTGAGGTGATTACTGCCATGGAGATATCAAAGAAGATGTCACCTGAAGATGCCTATCAAATGATTAAAGATGAACTCAAAGAAGTAAAAAAGGTTAGGAAACAGGAAAAGAAATGAAAGTAGAATTATTATCAGTTACTCCAGATGCAGAGAAGCATATTGCATATTGTGCTAGAGTAAGTAATCCTTCTAATCAAGGCAATGATTCCTTTGATGGTCTTCTGAAGTATTGCATTAAGCATAAGCATTGGAGTATCTTTGAGCAGGCATTTATGACTCTGGAGATTGAAACTACCAGAGCAATTGCAGCTCAGATATTGCGACATAGGTCTTTTACTTTCCAAGAGTTCTCACAAAGATATGCAGACTCTTCTCTTCTTAATAGTCGGATTCCTCTACCAGAACTACGTCGTCAAGATACAAAGAATAGACAGAATTCTATTGATGATCTTGATGCTTTTGAAGTACAAAATCTTGAGTTGCAGATGCAGACTTTATTTGATTCTTCTATGGCATTGTATCAACAGATGCTGGAAAGAGGTGTGGCAAAGGAGTGTGCTCGCATGGTGCTTCCATTGGCAGTTCCGACAAGAATGTATATGTCAGGCTCACTACGATCTTGGATGCATTATATTGATCTCAGAGAAAAATCAGGAACACAGAAAGAGCATATGGACATTGCTAATCAGTGTAAGAGAATCTTTTCAGAACAGTTTCCTACTATTGGTGCTGCTCTAGATTGGGTCTAAATATAAAAACATTGTGAGGTGATGTATGGCAACGTACCCTATTAAACATAAGGAAACTGGTGAGACCAAAGAGATAGTCATGAGTATCCATGACTGGGACCAGTGGAGTGAGGATAATCCTGATTGGGAAAGATATTATACTCCTGAAAACTCTCCTAAACTTGGTATAGAGATGGGAGAAACATTTGGTAAACTTTATACCAAATACCCAGGATGGAAAGATGTAATCTCAAAAGCTAAGACAGCACCAGGGTCAACCCTCAAACACTATGATTGATAAGTATGCCTAGAAAAAGTAAGTCAGGAATTGGAAGCACTAATCCAGTGCCTTTTGGAATGAGTAACAGAGTAATGAAAAGAAAGAAACCAATCAACCTTGATTATATTAAAAAGATTGAACCTCTTACTGAAAATCAAGAGTTGTTCTTTGAGCAGTATGGCAAAGACCAGAACATGGTTGCCTATGGTTGTGCTGGAACAGGTAAGACCTTTATTACCCTCTACAATGCTCTCCTAGATGTCTTAGACCCCAAGACACCCTATGAGAAAATCTACATTGTCAGGTCTCTTGTAGCAACCAGAGAGATTGGTTTCCTTCCTGGTGACCATGAAGATAAGTCATCCCTTTATCAGATTCCTTATAAGAATATGGTAAAGTATATGTTTGAGATGCCTGATGACAATGCTTTTGAGATGTTGTATGCTAATCTTAAAGCACAGGGAACTGTAAGTTTTTGGAGCACATCCTTTATAAGAGGAACCACATTTGACAATGCTATCATCATTGTTGATGAGTTTCAGAATCTCAACTTCCATGAACTGGACTCTATGATTACTAGAGTTGGTGAGAATTCTAGGATTATGTTCTGTGGTGATGCTACTCAGTCTGATTTAATTAAGACAGCAGAGAGAAATGGTATTGTTGACTTCATTCGTATCCTAAAGAACATGCCTTCATTTAGTATGGTAGAATTTGAAGCAGAGGACATTTGTAGAAGTGGTCTTGTCAAAGAATACATTATTGCCAAACATGAATTAGGTTTATGACTTTTAACCATATTGAAATTGATTATCCATCTCTCACCAGAGAGATGATTGATGGAGTTAGATATTATGATACACCTGATGGTAAGAAGTTAGTATCTATTACCTCAGTCATTAGTCATTACAATCGTG